AACTCAGGGAACTCAAGGTATAAGTAATCAGGGTATTCAAGGTATTCAAGGAACTGATGGTACTCAAGGAACTCAAGGAACTCAAGGTATAAGTAATCAGGGTATTCAAGGTATTCAAGGAACTGATGGTACTCAAGGAACTCAAGGAACTCAAGGTATAAGTAATCAGGGTATCCAAGGTACTCAAGGAACTGATGGTATTCAAGGAACTCAAGGAATCCAGGGTACTGGTAATCAGGGTATTCAAGGTATTCAAGGAACTGATGGTACTCAAGGAACTCAAGGAACTCAAGGTATAAGTAATCAGGGTATTCAAGGTATTCAAGGAACTGATGGTACTCAAGGAACTCAAGGAATCCAGGGTACTGGTAATCAGGGTATTCAAGGTACTCAAGGAACCGATGGTATTCAAGGAACTCAAGGAACTCAAGGTATAAGTAATCAGGGTATTCAAGGTATTCAAGGAACTGATGGTACTCAAGGAACTCAAGGAACTCAAGGTATAAGTAATCAGGGTATTCAAGGTATTCAAGGAACCGATGGTATTCAAGGAACTCAAGGAATCCAAGGTGAAAGTGTTCAAGGTATTCAAGGAACCGATGGTATTCAAGGAACTCAAGGAATTAAAGGTGGTGGAGGGGATGAAGGAACTCAAGGTATTCAAGGCATTCAAGGAACTGATGGAACTCAAGGAACACAAGGTATCCAAGGTGAAAGTGTTCAAGGTATTCAAGGAACTGATGGAACTCAAGGAACTCAAGGAATTCAGGGTATTCAAGGTATAAGTAATCAAGGAATTCAGGGTATAAGTAATCAGGGTATTCAAGGAACCGATGGTACTCAAGGAATTCAAGGTATAAGTAATCAGGGTATTCAAGGTATAAGTAATCAGGGTATTCAAGGAACCGATGGTACTCAAGGAATTCAAGGTATAAGTAATCAGGGTATTCAAGGTATAAGTAATCAGGGTATTCAAGGAACCGATGGTACTCAAGGAACTCAGGGTATTCAAGGAATATCTGGAGATGGAATTCAAGGTATTCAAGGAATTCAGGGTATTAGTAATCAGGGAATTCAAGGTATTCAAGGAACCGATGGTACTCAAGGAACTCAGGGTATTCAGGGTATAAGTAATCAAGGTATTCAAGGTATAAGTAATCAGGGTATTCAAGGTATTCAAGGAACTGATGGAACTCAAGGAACTCAGGGTATTCAAGGTATAAGTAATCAGGGTATTCAAGGAACACAAGGTATCCAAGGTACTAATGACGGTGGATTTGCAATTATCAATGATACAACAAATACAACTGCATACATCGGATTTGTAACTGCGACATCAGGAATATCTACTATTGTTGGTGTGGGAAGTACATCATTACAATTTAATCCTTCTACTGGAGCACTTGGAATTGGAACAGTTATTGATATAATTCCTTACGATACTTTAAATTCTGGTACACTTTCATTTGAAGGTTCTGCAGGACAACTTTTTAGTATTACTAATAATTTAACTTCAGGTTCTATATTTTCAGTTAATGATGTCTCTGGTATTCCTAGTATTGATGTAGATGCTGACGGAACTATTCAATTAGCACCTTACGGAACCACCGAAAAAGTTGGTATAGGAACCACAAATCCAACTCAAAAATTAGATGTTCTTGGAAATACAAGACTCAGAAGTGGACTTTATGATATTCATAATCAATTGGGTTCCGCAGGTAATGTTCTTATTTCTACTGGTGCTGGAATTAGTTGGTCTTCTTCTACACCATCTGCAGCAGCAGTAACTCTTACTAATGATGAATTAACAGATGCTGACAGATACATAACATTTGAAGATATTTCTTCTGGAACAGTAGAGTCTTTAGGTGTATCAACATCTAAATTAAAATTTAATCCTTATACTGGAACTTTATTTGCTACTAAATTTACATCTCTATCTGATAGAACTCAAAAAGAAGATATTACACCTATACAAAATGCAATAGATACTGTAAAATTATTAAATGGGGTAAAGTATAAGTGGAAGGATGATCATAATCAACCTTCAATTGGTTTAATTGCTCAAGATACAGAAAAAGTTCTTCCTGAAGTTGTAACTACATCTTCAAATGGTTTGAAATCAGTTTCTTATGGAAACATAGTTGGTTTATTAATTGAAGCAATTAAAGAACAACAAGTTCAAATTGAAAGATTGGAGGAAAAATTAAATGCCTAGTCCTGGAGGTCAATTTCTTTCTGATGAATTTGGTGATATTGAAGATTATTTTGTAAGTGATTACACAATAATTGACCAATATATTGGTGACCAATTATGGACTTGGGGTCTAGGAAATGGTGGAGCAAATGCTTTAAATACTGACAATACTGGAAAATCTACTCCAGTGACCACATTTGCTGGAGGAACAAATTGGAAACAAGTTGGTGGAAGAGCAGCAATCAAAACTGATGGAACCTTATGGGTTTGGGGTGGTAATGGTGGAACACTCGGAACAAATGATACTACGAATAGAAATACTCCAGTTACAACATTTGCTGGTGGAAATGATTGGAAACAGGTATCTGAAAATGGTAATATGGCAGCAATTAAAACTGATGGAACCTTATGGGTTTGGGGAACTAATTCAAATGCACAATTAGGAACAAATGATAATATAACTAGAAGTACACCAGTAACCACATTTGCTGGAGGAAATGATTGGAAACAAGTTTTTGTATCTACTACTGCAGTAGCAGCAGTTAAAACTGATGGAACCTTATGGGTTTGGGGAAGAAATGATGGATTTAGACTTGGAATATATGATGGACCAAGCAGAGTATCTACTCCAGTCACTACATTTGCTGGAGGAACGAATTGGAAACAAGTTAGCATATCAGATACTGATGCTGTTAGAGGAGGTGCCGCAATTAAAACTGATGGAACCTTATGGACTTGGGGAACTGGATTTGGTAGTCTTGGTAATAATAGTGGATTATTTGCTGCTTCAAGTACTCCAGTTACTACATTTGCTGGTGGTACAGATTGGAAACAAGTTGCACTAACCAAAGCAATAAAAACTGATGGGACTTTATGGACTTGGGGATCTAGAAGTGGAGATAATACTAATAATAGTCCATTAAGTCCAGTTACCACATTTGCTGGAGGAACAAATTGGAAGCAAGTTGCTTTTAATGGTGGTGAATATGTGGCAGCAATTAAAACCGATGGAACCTTATGGGTTTGGGGTAGTGGAGGTGAAGGAAAACTTGGAACAAATGATACTACAAATAGAAGTACACCAGTAACCACATTTGCTGGAGGAAGTAATTGGAATCAGGTTAATATGCATACTGCTAACATGGTTGCAATCAAATCAGGATTAACAGTAGACCTATCATAAATACTTAAAAAAATACTATGTACGCACTTATTCACAATTCACAATTGATTTTGGGACCGATGGGTTATAATTATCGGTTGATAAATTCTGAATTGGAAGACCTTGAGATTGATTATAAAGTGTCTCCAAGAGATTATGAAAATGTCCCAATTGCAATTGATGTTGCAACAAAAACTTATCTTTTTCCTGCAACAATCATTATTCCTGACCACGATAGTAGATTTCAATCAGTTGGCAATTTTCAATGGAACATTATAGAAGAGAATGATGTTCCAGTAGGAGTTGAATTTATATATCCAATAAGTGATAAAACTTTAGATCAAATTAAAGCAGATTATAAAACTCAATTAAGTCCCATTCGTAGAGGAAAAGAAAATACAATTATTGAAATTGATTTAAATGGAACATTAATTACAATTTCAACAAGTCGTGAAGAAAGATTATCATTAGCAAGTAAATTATCTGCATCTCCCGGTCCTCATAATTTTAAATTTAATAATGATGTATGGATGCAAATTACTTCCACAGAACTTGAGTATATAATTTCTCAAATTGATGCAAAAGTTCAAGAAGCATTTGATTGGGAGTATTCAAAAGTTCAAGAAATAGATGCTTGTAGTACTGGTGAAGAAGTTTATAGTGTAGTTTTAGTAGAACCAGACCCGGAAATTTATGGCATACCAACCGACAACTAATTTTGAAGATAGCAATGAGGTTGATTTAGGTAAAAAATTAGTTTCTAAAGGTTATCTTTTAGAGGTTTATGGGAGTGTTTTAGAATCACTTGGTAATAGTGGTTTAACTGTAACTCCTGAATTGTGGATTTGGGGAGATAGTAACGAAAATAGACTTGGAATATATCAGAGTGGTACTGGCACAAGACAAACTCCAGTTACAACATTTGCTGGAGGATTTAATTGGAAACAAGTTTCTTTATTAGAAACCACAGGACATGCAATTAAAACTGATGGAACTTTATGGGGTTGGGGAAACGGTAGTGATTTGCTTGGTATTGACAGAAGTTTTAATCAATCAATAGCTACTCCAGTATCTATATTTGGTGGGGCAACAAATTGGAGACAAGTTGGTGGAACTGCAGCAATTAAAACTGATGGAACCTTATGGGTTTGGGGAGTAAGAACCGGAACAAATACCGATCACAATTCAACAAAAAAAACTCCAGTAACTACATTTGCCGGTGGAAATGATTGGAAACAAGTTTCTTCTTATTTTACTTCATATGCAGCAGTTAAAACTGATGGAACCTTATGGGTTTGGGGAGAAAATAATAATTTACAATTAGGAACAAATGATAATATAGAAAAAAGTACACCAGTTACTACATTTGCCGGTGGAAATGATTGGAAACAAGTTGCTATAAAAAATTATGGTGGTGCAGCAATTAAAACTGATGGAACTTTATGGGTTTGGGGGTTTCGTAATTTTATGGGTTATCTGGGTACAAATGATGGTCAAGACAAAAGTACACCAGTTACTACATTTGCCGGTGGAAATGATTGGAAACAAGTTGCAATTGCACACCATAACTATAATAGTTGTAGTATGGCAGCAGTTAAAACTGATGGAACCTTATGGACTTGGGGTAATGTTGCTTCTGGTAGCAATTCAGTTAGTATTACACCAATTACGACATTTGCTGGAGGAACAAATTGGAAACAAGTTGCTGTTAATGAACAAAATGCTTTGGCAATTAAAACTGATGGAACCTTATGGGTTTGGGGAGGTGGTGCTGGATTGGGGGTTATTTCTAATGTAGTTACTCCAGTACCTGTATATGGTGCAGGAAATAATTGGAAACAAGTTAGTGCTGCTAGATTTCATTCCGCAGCAATTCAATCCATAGATTACATATAAATATTCCAAAATACTTTATTATATTTTATGAATCCTCTTGAACTGGTTGCAAAAACTTTGCATTCTTTTGATGAGAAAGAACTTACTATACAACTTTTAAATGCTTTTGGAAAAAGAGCAAATACTTTTCAGCAATATGACGAAATTGCAAAAATATATTTTGAATTAAAAAATTTTTCAAAAGCAATTGATTATGGAGAAATCGCACTTAAATTAGCAAAATCACAGGAAGAAAAATACATTACTTCAAAGAATTTAATTAATGCATATAATCAATTTAATTATCCCGAAAAAGCAATTACTCAAATTCAAAAATGTAAACAAATAAATCCAACTGATGTAGAACTTTTATTTGAAGAAACTGTTTCTTATTCTCAATTAGGTCAATTAGATAAGTCTCATAAGTTACTCTTTAATCTTTCAAAAAGAAAAGATTTAACGGAAGAAATAGAAAAAAAAGTAAATCATAATCTTTCTGGATATTATTTTATAAATGATGATTTGCCAAAAGCAATGGAACATTTTTTAATTGAAACTGAAAATATTGCTTATAAAAATATTCAAATTCAATTAAAAAAATGGAATGGTGTCATTAAACCATCTCAAACAATTATAATTGATGCTAATTGTGGTGCTGGAGATGAAGTAATGCATATTAGATTTATGAAAAATCTAAGAGAATTAGGAATGAGACCTATATGGGCAACCACTAGAAAACACTTATGTGATGTTTTTAATTACAATGGATATGAAAGTGTTTGTGTGTGGGATAATCCAGAATACCCAGAAGATTCTTGTTGGGTGTATGCTCTTGCTCTACCATATTATTTAAATTTAACCGTTCATGAATTAGGAAGAGAACCTTATTTAAAACCATTACCTCAAAAAGAAAAAAAATATTCCAACATTCAAAAAGATACAAAATATAAAATTGGGATATTTTGGAACTCAGATTCTGGATATGAACAGGCACATTTTAGAAGTATAGATTTTTTTGATTTAATTAATGTTGTTAATCAACATAAATTTTCTCTTTATTCATTGCAAATGAAAGATAATCCTGTTCCGGGTTCTTGTAAAAAATTAGTTAAACAATTTCATTCAAAAGACAGAGAGTTTTCTGACACATTTTCAATCATTAATCAAATGGATTTAGTGATTACTTCTTGTACTTCAATTGCACATATTTCTGCTTCATTAGGTAAAGAAACTTGTGTATTTGTTCCTATTATGGAATATTATGCTTGGACAAGTTCTACAGGAAAATCTTGGTGGTATGGTGATTATGTTCATCTTTTCAAACAAAAAAAACCAAGAAACTGGAACGAACCTTTAGGACAATTAAGGGAATTTTTAAATGATAGAGGAATATAATCTTTCTTTTTTAAATCTTCAAAGTATAGAAAAAATTCTATTACAAACTCAAACAAATTCTCACGGATTAATAAGTGATGGTGTATCAAGTTTTAATATTGGAATGCCTATTTTGTTGTATCCAGAATTAAAAGGACTATACAATATTATTCGTCAATATGTTAGAATATATTGTAATAAATATGAACTTGGAAAATTTAAGTTTATTAATAGTTGGTTTAATATTACTTATGCTGGAAGTGAACTGAAAAAACATAATCACGGAACCAATGGTTTAAGTGGTGCTTTTTATGTTTCAGTTGGTAATAATTCTGTTCCTTTAATTTTTTCAAATCAACAAATTAAACCTTATTCAGGTCTATTGATTATTTTTCCAAGTGATTATGACCATTATACAAATCAAGAACAAGAAAAAAGAATTGTGATTAGTTTCAATACGGAGTTTTTATGAATTGTAAATTTTTATTTTTAATTAGTTCGGCAATTAATCATTTTTGTGAAAGTAAATATAGTGCTTTTACAAAGGAAGAAAGATTTTTACAAACACTAGAAACAATTCAATGTGTAAGAGAAAAGGTTCCCGATTCTTATATTGTATTGTTTGAGTGTTCTTTTAAATCTATTGAAAATGAATATAAAGAAATCTTAAAAAATAAGTGTGATTTGTTTTTAGATTTTTCAACTGAACCGGTCATTCAGGCAATTTATGAGAATATTGAAAAAAGACCGGAACTAATTGTTTACGGTAAATCACTTTTAGAAACCAGAGGGTTACTGAATACTCTTTATGAAATTCAAAAATATAATTTATTTAATGATAGTCAAAGAATATTTAAATTGACGGGAAGATATTTATTAAATGAATATTTTGATGTTAGTGATTATCAAAGTAAATTTTTTGAAAAAAAGTATATAATCAAAAAGTATGATTATCTTCCACAAGAAGCAGATAATTTTAATGAACAAAATCTTGAAAATGTTTATGCATATCTTTATGGGGCATCGGGTATGATGATAACTGGATTGTGGTCTTTTGACAGAATGTTATTTAAAGAAACTGTTGAAGCATTAGTAAAATCATTTGATTATATGGAAAAAATGATACAATATACTTCTGGAATAGATGTAGAACATTCACTCTATCGGTTTTTGAATCAAAAGAATATTGTTTCAATTTCAAATCTTGGTCTTACGATGATTAAAGGAATGTCTGGAGAAAACGGAGGATACTGTCACACATGAAAATTGCAATCTTTTATCATATAGCACAAATGGGAATGGGTGCTTTTGTATACCAACAGCAACTTCATAGATTATATACTTCTGGATTAATTGAAGTTGCAGATTACATTCATTTTGGAGTCAATGGAGACCAAGAACTTTTTAATGTTCCAGAAAAAGCAATTATAAAAACAAATACTAATTGGAAAGAAGAAACAGAAACTCTTATAGACCTAAAAAATTTCTCCCAAAAAAATTTGGACTATAAGATTTTATATTTTCATATGAAAGGAGTAAGTAAAGAGACTCTTATTGGCAATTCTTGGAGACTGATGTTAGAGTATTTTGTGATTGATAAATGGAAAGAGTGTGTAGAATATTTGAACGAATATGATGCTGTTGGAAGTAATATTAAAATTTTGGGAGCAACAACTTGGAGTGATGGAAGGCAATCCTGGGAAAGAGCAGGAACTCAACACTTTGTAGGAAATTTTTGGTGGGCAAATGCTTCTTATGTAAATACTTTAGATGATGAGTTTTTAAAAAGTGATTTTAGACTAGACCGTGAATTTTGGATTGGTACTGGAAATGGTAAAATGAAATCTTTATATCAACCAGAAGATTATGAACCTTATACACATTACTATAAAGAAGTAGAATACTTATGAGACCTTGTGGAGAATGTACTGCATGTTGTACTTGGTTAATTGGTGATGCTTATGGGTGGGAATTTGGAAATGGAAAATCTTGTAGATTTTTGTGTGAAAAAGGTTGTAGTATTCATAAGATACGACCAGAAGCATGTCAAAAATATTTCTGTGCTTGGTCACAAGAACTCATAGATGAAGAATTTAGACCTGATAAATGTGGAGTATTAATTTCTGTAGAACAAAATGAAAATGGTCAGTATCTTAAAGTATTAAAGATAAAAGATGAAATAAATACAGATATAATAGAGTATTTACAAAAATGGAGTGAAAAAATGAACACTCCTATTGTTTATCTTTCCAAAGTTATAGATTGAGAATCCCAAATGCCAAAAGAAAATATTAATTATAGTTTTACAGAAAATGGAGTTGCCTATGATTTTTATGATGTTTTTGTTCCTGTTGAATTGTTTAGACAACCTTCTTTGTGGGTTTGGGGTCTAGGAGATGGTGGATCAAATGCTTTAAATACTGACTCCTCTAGAAAATCTACTCCAGTGACCACATTTGCTGGAAGAACAAATTGGAGACAAGTTGGCGGAACTGCAGCAGTTAAAACTGATGGAACCTTATGGGTTTGGGGTGTTAATGGAGGAAGACTTGGAACAAATGATACTGCAAATAGAAATACTCCAGTTACAACATTTGCTGGTGGAAATGATTGGAAACAGGTAGATGCTACTTCTTTTTATGGTTGTATGGCAGCAGTTAAGACTGATGGAACCTTATGGGTTTGGGGAACTAATTCAAATGCACAATTAGGAACAAATGATAATATAACAAGAAGTACACCAGTTACTACATTTGCTGGAGGAAATGATTGGAAACAAGTTTCCGTATCTAGTAGTGCAGTAGCTGCAGTTAAGACTGATGGAACCTTATGGGTTTGGGGAAGAAATTCTGGATATAGACTTGGAATAACTAATAATGGACCAGACATAGTATCTACTCCAGTCACTACATTTGCTGGAGGAAATGATTGGAAACAAGTTAGCATGTCAGATACTGATTCTATTCAAGGTGGGTCAGCAATTAAAACTGATGGAACTTTATGGACTTGGGGTAATATTCAATATGCTATATTTTCATATACTCCAGTTACCACATTTGCTGGTGGTACAGATTGGAAACAAGTTGCACTAAGTAAAGCAGTTAAGACTGATGGGACTTTATGGACTTGGGGGAGTAGAAATGGAGATCTTGGGAATAACATTTATGCTACACCAATTACTACATTTGCTGGAGGAACAAATTGGAAACAAGTTGCTTTTGATGGTGTTCACCATGTGGCAGCAGTTAAGACTGATGGAACCTTATGGGTTTGGGGTGATGGAGGTGAAGGAAAACTTGGAACAAATGATACTACATATAGAAATACTCCAGTAACCACATTTGCTGGAGGAAATAATTGGAAACAGGTTCATACGCATACCGGTACTAACACGGTTGCAATAAGATATGATAATTTTTAATATATGAATTTTAATCATGTAGCGTTACCAAATCCTGGGGTAACGATTGGTCAACTCCCAGAAGATTTGTATGAATTAGTAATGAATGAAATAAATCAAATTTCTTTGACATTTGATAGTCATTTAAGTTATAATAGTGGTCTTGTAGGAAATATTGAAAAACAATATGAACTGAATAAGTCTATTTCAGTTTTACAACCATATTTAAATGCAATGTGCAAATCATACACATCGCATTGGAATTTCTATCAAAAACAAGAAGATTTTAATCTTACCCATTTATGGGTTAATTTTCAAAAAAAGAATGAATTCAATCCGGTTCATCATCATAGTAGTACTTTTAGTTTTGTTTGTTGGTTAAAAATTCCATATAAGATTGAAGAAGAATTAAATGCTTCTCATGTAAAAGACACAAAAGCAAAGGCAGCATCAACATTTCAATTCATTTATCCAAATATTTTAGGTCAAATCACTTTAGAAACTTTATATATAAATGCAGATTGGTGTGGTAGAATAATATTATTTCCTGCACATTTATCTCATTGTGTATATCCATTTACTACAAGTGATGATTATAGAATTTCTATTTCTGGCAATTTAGTATGAAAAAAATTCAAGTATTTTTAAGACATTGTTATTATTCACATTTACAATATTCCAACAATAATCGTCCTGAATGGTGGGATAAAGAAAAAGTATTTAATAATTTTAAAAAAACACTCAACAAAAAAACTACAGACTACACAATCATCTATGATAAACATCATGGTGAAAGAGCAGATACATTTTTAAAAGATGAAGAGAATGTTTACGAAATTGATTGTGGAAAAGAGAGTTTGAGTTTTATTGAAACATTAGATTATATTCTTACTCAAAATTTTGATGATGATACAATCATTTATTTTGTAGAAGATGATTATATTCATCGTCCAAATTGGGATAAAATTTTAATAGATGGATTTAATCTTCCAGTTGATTATGTGACCTTATATGACCATGGAGATAAGTATCAGGAAATGTATAAAGATTTTATGACTAAAGTTCTTCATACTGAATTATCTCACTGGATTCCTACTCCTTCTACCACAAATACTTTTGCTACAAAGTTTAAGACATTAAAGGAGGATTATATCATTCAAAAGAAATGGTCTGTGGGATATGAACCAAGTGCAGACCATGCAAAGTTTATTGAGTTGAGTCAAAGAAAAAGAATTTTAATTTCAGCACTTCCTGGATATTCAACGCATTGTCAAAAAGAATTTTTATCACCTTGTATTAATTGGGAGAAGTACTTATGAAAACTTGGAATGAAATACCAGGATATTTTGAATATGAATCTTTTTACAAATTATGTTTAAAACTAGTTCCTGAAAATGGAACGTTAGTTGAGATTGGTTCTTGGCGTGGTCGTTCTACTTCTTGTATGGGTTCTTTGATTAAAAAATTAAATAGAACGGTAAAATTTTATTCTGTTGATACTTGGGAGGGGAGCAACGAAGAACCACATATAAAATTTTTACAAAAACTTAAAGCACAAGGTAAAACTTTATTTAATGAATTTCAAGAAAATATTAAATCTTGTGGTGTCGATGATGTAATTATTCCTATAAAATCTACTAGTATTTTAGCAGCAGAACAATTTGAGGATAATAGTTTAGATTTTGTTCATATTGATGCATCACATGAATATGAAGATGTTTTAAATGATATAAAATTTTGGTATCCTAAAGTAAAACCTGGGGGTATGATTACTGGTGATGATTATCTTTGGAGTGGGGTGGACAAAGCGGTAAATGAATATTTTAACAACAAAATGATTACAATTCATAATTATGATAATAATGGTGGAAGACTTTGGTATCACAGAAAAGAAGGGAGTTCTACAAAAATGAAAGTTACACTTTATTCAATTTGTAAAAACGAAGAAAAAAATATTGAAAATTTTCTTAAGAACTCTAAGAAGTTTTCCCATACTATAGTAGTAGATACTGGAAGCACAGACAATACAGTTAAGTTACTCAAAGAAGCAGGTATTGAGGTTTATGAACATCCTCAAACTAAAGAAGAGTTTGATTTTTCTGTGGCAAGAAATACTGCATTATCATATGTAAAAACTGACTGGGCATTTTCATTAAATTTTAATGAAGATGTTGATGATTTATTTTTGGATGGTTTAGATACCATTGAAAATGAGTTCACAAAGTTTAATCATTTAAGATTTGATAAAACCGAAGATGATGAATCAAAAGAATCATTTGAGGTTCATACAAGATTTCATAGAACAAAAAATTATAAATGGACAAATGCTGTTCATGAAATTCCAGTTTTTATGTCTACAGAAGAATATCCAGAAGAAGTTAATGTAGATACTACTATCAAAATCACTAAAAAAATTCATAAAACAATTTCAAAAGAACTTTTTTATCTTGATATTTGTGAGCGAGAATATAAAAAAGACCCAAGCAATTGGTATTATATTTGGTTTATTTTTAATCACTATTTTATGGTTTCTAATTATCCAAAAGCACTTGAGATGGGTCAAGAGTATTTAAATATTTCAAAGGCATATTTTGATACATTTAGAATACTTGCTTTTATTAAATGTAGTATTTGTTTAATTAAACTTAATGATGTTTCAAAAGGAGCAAATTATGCTTTTCATGCTGTTAGTGAAGCAATGAACCTAGGTGAACCATATTTGTCTCAGGCATTTATGCATTTAAATCAAATTTCAAAAATTGTAAATAATCCTAATATTACAATTTTTGCAACTGGATTTAATTCTGAAACTTTACAATCACCTGAAAGATATCAGGCAATTGATGATTTATATCAGTCAAAATTATGAAAGTTACAGTTCCAATATCGGTAGGAGAGTTAATTGACAAGATTACGATTCTTCAAATTAAAGCACTTTTTACAGATAATGATTATATCCATAAAGAATTAGAGGAATTAAATAAAATTAAAAGTACTATAATTCAATATACTTTAGACTATGAAATTAAACTTAAAACAGTAAACGAAACACTTTGGAAAATTGAGAATAAAATTAGAGCGAAAGAAAAATTGCAAGAATTTGATGATGAATTTATTGAGTTAGCAAGAAGTGTTTATAAAACTAATGATGAAAGAGCAAGAATCAAAAATAGTATAAATCAATTATGCAAATCTGAATATAGAGAGATAAAAATTTATGAATAATTTTGTGAAATTGGCATTAGAAAATGGCGGAATTATTAAACCTTTACTTATTCCACCAGAAAAACTTTCCGGACCTTCCTGTATGAATCCATCTGTCCTTGTTGTGGATGGAAAAATATTAGTAAATATTCGTAATGTAAACTATACATTATATCACTCTGAAATGAATGTTTTTGAACATACTTGGGGTCCATTAGTTTATGTTCATCCGGAAAATGACCTTCATTTAAGAACTACAAATTATATAATGGAGTTGGATGATGATTTAAATATGATTTATCAATCAAAAATAGATACATCAAATTTTGACACGTATCAACCTCAATGGGAGTTTGTTGGATTAGAAGATGTTCGGTTAATTGAATGGAACGGTAAAATTTATGGAATTGGTGTAAGAAGAGATTTGGATACTGTTGGAACAGGAAGAATGGAACTTTCTGAACTTGAATTTTCTCAGTCTATAGTTAAAGAAGTTTCAAGATATAGAATTCCTGGTCCACCCCCAGACAATGAATATTGTATGAAAAATTGTACTCCAATCCAGGATAAACCTTTTACATTATTAAAATGGACAAATCCTACAGTATTAATGAAATTTTATCCTGATGGTAGAGATACTGAAGTAGTTACAACTAATGAATATAAATCTGGATATGCTGATATGAGAGGAGGGTCTCAAATTATTAAATATAAAAATGGTTATATTACATTAATTCATGAAACTTATTTGTATCGTTCAGAGCAAGATAAAAAAGATGGTCATTATAAACATAGATTTGTAATCTGGGACAACGAGTTTAAAGAGCAAAAATTTTCTGAACTATTTTCTTTTATGAATATGAAAATAGAATTTTGCTGTGGACTGTCTGTTTACGGAAATGATTTTCTTATAAGTTTTGCCGTACAAGATAATGCATCATATATACTAAAAATACCACAAACTTTTGTTGACAATTTTATAGGTTTATAAAATTATGCTTTTAAATTTTACCGAGTTGAAAACAAAATATAACGCAAATATAACTGGTATTATACATATTGGAGCACATTATGGAGAAGAGATTAAAGACTATATTGACAATGGAATACAAAAACTTTTGCTATTCGAACCTCTGGAAGATAATTATAATATTCTTTTAGATAGAATTAATGGATTGAATGCTAATATAAAATTACATAAGGTTGCTCTAGGTTCAGAAATCAAAGAAGCAACTATGTATGTAAGTGATAACGAAAAGCAAAGTAGTTCGATATTGAAACCAAAAAAACATTTAACACATCATCCGGACGTATATTTTCCAGATATGGAGAATGTTGAAGTGAATATCTTAGATAATTATGACACCTTTGAATATAATTTTATTTCAATGGATGTTCAAGGATATGAATTGGAGGTTTTGAAAGGTGCAAAAAATTCCTTAAATAGTATCGATTATGTTTATTGTGAAGTCAATAGAGATGAAGTGTATGAAAATAATGCTTTAATAGAAGAAATAGATTTATATCTATCTCAATTTGGTTTTACCAGGGTTGAAACTGATTGGTCTGGTGGAATATGGGGAGATGCTTTTTATGTTAAAAATTTTTTAAATGATTATCAAAAATGTTTATCTAGAGTAAATTTTGATTCAAAATATTCTCTATTGTTTTTAGATGTTGGGTGTAATATTGAAGATGAAATGGATGATTTTACTGAAATGTTTTTTAAAAAATACAAAAATTCAAATTGTGTAGCAATAGAACCTGTTTTTTATAAAAAATATGAAGAAAAATGGGGTAATGATTCAAGAGTAACTCTTGTTAAAAAAGCTTTAAGTAATAACTCGTCAACTAAAATTTTATATTCACCTCCAGTTTGGAATGGATTGTCATCTTTTTATAAAAGGGATTATTTTAATGGTAATTATAATGAACTTTATATTGAATGTTTATCTTTAGATGATTTGTCTGTCGATTTAAATATAAATTATATTGATTATCTTAAAGTTGATACGGAAGGTTCTGAATTTCCAATTTTAATAGGGAGTATTAATTTGTTAAAAAATAAAAAAATTAATTATATTCAGTTAGAATATGGTGGAACATATAAAGATGCCAATTATACTGTTTTAGATGTTATAACCTTTTTACTTTCATATAATTATGAGTTAATTTACTATACTGGAGATTGTTATAATAATAATTCTTCTGGAGAATTATTATTTAAATGTATGTAGGAGAAAAAAATGATTTCAATGAATAAACTTGGGTCAATGGGAAGACTCGGAAACCAAATGTTCCAATACGCAGCATTAAGAAGTCTTGCGAAAAAATTTAATTATGAATACTGTTTGCCATATTTTGAGGGAAGTTTGTGCGGAGAAGATTTAACTTTATTCGATTGTTTTGAATTGAATGGGGAGAAAAGAAGAAATACAAATTTATATGAAATTAAGTTAGATACATTATCTTTTGATGAAAATATTTTTGATAGATGTCCAGATAATGTAGATTTGATTGGTTATTTTCAGGATTCAAAATACTTCGAAAATAATTCAGAAGACATAAAGAAATCATTCAAATTCAAAGAAATATTTTTTGATCTCGCAAAAAATTATTTTTATTCTACTTTTGGAGATGAAGAAATTATATCTTTACATATTAGAAGAGGTGATTATTTACAGTTTCCTCATCATATAGTTCAAGATAAAGAATATTATGAAAGAGCATTAAAATTTTTTAATAAAAATTTAAAAGTGCTGATATTTACAGATGATATTGAATGGTCTCAAAATCAAGATATATTTAAATCACAAAGATTCTTTTTTTCTACAAATAATAATAGTGCAGTTGATCTTTGTATGCAAACTTTTTGTAAATATCATATTATATCAAACTCTACTTTTAGTTGGTGGGGTGCTTGGTTATCAGATAGTAAAAAAGTAGTAAAACCTTCTGATTGGTTTGGTTCAGAATTAAGTAATTATGAGAATTTTCTTCAAGTTGATAGTTGGATTTCTATATGAATGATACATTAAAAATATTGTTCTTTGGAATTTCAAATAGAGAATCAATTTGGGAATATGATTATATTCATAATGAGTTTTTTTCAGATTGGGATAACACAAATGATTATTTTTTAACACTATCTGAAGTTAAACAAATAAACTCTAAGTTTGATGTTATTGTATATTTTTGTAGAGATCCAAATAATTATCCTTGGGGATATATACCAACTTATGAACATATTTTAGAATGTGTCCAAATTACAAATCCAAAAATAGTTATTCAATTATCTGATGAATTTATACATGAAAATCTTCAAGAGCACAATAAGTTGGCAAATTATTGTGACTTATTTTTAAGGCAATATAATCATAAAAATTATTTTTACGAAAAAAATACAACACACATACCTATTGGATATAGGAATAACTTTAACACTAAAGAAAAGTGTATTAAAAAAATTAAAGATAGAAAATATAATTGGAGTTTTTTTGGTACTTACAAGTCTGATAGAAAAGAATTAGTTGATATATTTTCCAATATTTCAAATGGAAAATATATTTTACGAGATGAAAGTTGTTCAGATTTAATATCATCAGATGAATTAGTTGATTTTTTTATTGACTCTATTTTTATTCCTTGTAGTAGAGGATGGTCAACTTTAGACACTATGAGATTATATGAATCATCTATATGTGGTGCAATACCAATTGTTGTTGGAACAAAAGAAGAAATTGAATTTGTGTTTAAGTATGAAGAAAATCCACCTTGGTTATTTTTTGAAAGTTGGGAAGATGCTTGTAAAGAATGTTTGAATTTATTGGAAGACAAAGAGAAACTGCAAGAAATTCAAGATAAAGTTTTACTATGGTGGGAAAATAGAATTTTTACAATAAAACAAAATATAAAAAAACATTTTATTAACAGTTATGAGCAAAATAAATTAAAAAATTTTCCTCCAGTTAACTTTATAAGTATTGAAGAATCTGAGGATAGGAGGAAAGTTTTATGTGAAAATTTTAAAAAATATGAAATTACTCGGATAACTCCTCATATATACAAAAAATACAATGATGATTATCATAAAATAGTTGGACGTGATGTTGATAATATGATACCAAAACATCATAGAGGTCCAGTAACATCACATTTAAAAGCAATTAAAGAGTGGTACGAATCAACAGATGAAGATTATGCGTTTTTTTGTGAGGATGATTTGAGTTTTGAGTCAATTAAATATTGGAATTTTACTTGGGAAGAATTTTTTAATAGATTGCCGAAAAACTGGCAATGTGTTCAGTTATCTTTTATTACTACACAATTACCATATATTGAATATGTAATAAAACAATATAATAATTTGTTTAGATATAGAGACTGGGGTGATTGGTCTTGTTGTTCTTATTTAATAAAAAGATCTCATGCAAAAAATATAGTAAATAATTATTTTAATGGTGATAAAATAATTTTAGAATATAAGGGACACGATTGGGAAAAAAGATTACAATCCCATAAAAGTTGGTCGATACCTTGTTCAGAAACAATGGTTTGCACTTATTTTTATGAAGATACAATTTATATTATGCCACTATTTTTAGAATCTATAGATTTTTCAAGTACTTGGTCTGATGATAAATATGATAGTAGAGATAGTGTTCATAATTTTTCACATCATATAATACTAAATTGGTGGAAAAATACTGGTAAGTACTTAACTATAGATCAAATATTTGAATCAAAATAATTTTGAGGTAATGTATGAATGAATTGATTGATTTTTCTTTAGATACAGAAAATGGAGAAAAAAATTATAATCTGGCAAAATGGTATGAATCTCAAGGACAAACTGCAGCAGCACATACCTATTATTTAAGATGTGCCGAACGGTCTGAAAACTACCTTTTATCATATTCGGCATTAATTAGAGCGTCATTTTGTTATAAATCTCAAGGTTCAAGAGATGTTACAGAAAAAGTACTTCTTGAAAATGCTTTAATACTAATTCCAGAAAGACCGGAAGCATATTATTTTATTTCATTATTGTATGAAAAAAAACAAGATTGGCAAAATTGTTACATCTATGCGGATTTTGGATTAAGATGTGATTTTTCTCCATTGGACTATATTCCTGAATATGGAGGAAAACATCTATTGATTTTTCAAAAAGCAGTTGCGTCTTGGTGGTGGGGTAAAGGAATGGAATCCAGAAAATTATTTCATTCTCTTGTTGATAATCATTGGGAACTATTAGATGAAACTCATAAGAAATCTGTAGAAAGTAATATTGCAAGATTGGGTTCTGGTCCAAAATCTCAAGAATTTATTTTTTATAAAAAAGAAAATTATTCTAAGTTAAGATATAACTTTCCGGATTCTTCTTCAATAGAACATAATTATTCTCAAGTTTTTCAGGATATGTTTATTCTTTCTATGACAAATGGAAAGAAAAATGGAACTTTTCTTGAAATAGGAGGATCAGACCCATTTAGAGGTAATAATACTGCACTTTTAGAAAAAAATTTTGATTGGAAAGGAGTTTCTATTGAATATGATAAAAAATTTATTGATAATTATACAAATAATAGAACTGCAAAATTAATACACGACAATGCATTAACAATAGATTACAATAAACTTCTTCAAGAGAATTTTAAAGATAATGTTATTGATTATCTTCAACTAGACATTGAACCAGCAAGAAATACATATGAGTGTATGCTAAAAATACCTTTTGATGAATATAAGTTCGCTGTGATTACTTATGAACATGATTATTACATTGATATAACTAAGTCTTATCGTGATAAATCAAGAGAATTTCTTAAAAGTAAAGGTTATGTGATGATTGTAAATGATATTTCTCCTGATGGACTTAGTAATTTTGAAGATTGGTGGGTTCATCCTGATTTAGTAGATAAAAAAATTATGAATATTATGAACGATGTATCAGATAATATTAAAAAAGTTGATGACTATATGCTCAGTAATGATTATTATTCTGAATTTGATACTGATAAGTACTTAAGAGAAAATTTTTTTCCGGACTTTTCTTATAAAGGAGTAATGGTTGAAGTTGGCGCAGGTCCACCGACATTCATCAGTACTTCTAAGCATTTTAGAAACAATGGATGGAGAACGATTTGTATTGAACCAAATCCAAAGTTTGTAAAACAGCATAAAAAAGAAGGAAGTGAAGTCTATCAATATGCGTGTTCAGATGAAGAAAATAAAACTTCATTTGTAATCAACTACAATAATGATAATTGGTATTCTCAAGAAAACGATGGAGTTAGTTACTCATCCTTAGGAATTAGATATCAAAATATTCCAGAACACAACACTCAAGAAATAATTGAGGTTAATACAATTAGACTTAATACTTTACTAGAAAAAATTAATGTAGAAAAAGTTGATATTCTTTCTATTGATGTAGAAGGATGGGAACTTGATGTATTGATGGGATTTGATCATATTAAATATGATCCTAAAGTAATTGTTTTAGAAAACTTTGAAAATAAAGTTGAATATGAAGTTTTTATGAGTGAAAGAGGATATTATAAAAAAACTTCTCTTGGTTATAATGAAATCTATGTGAAGATTCAAGAACAAAAATTTTTTGAAATTAATTCAAATTTACAATCAACTTCTTGGATTGTTGATAATTTTTATGAAAATCCAGATGAAATAAGAAAATTTGCATTAGAACAAGATTATGATATTGGAGGAATTGGTAGAGGATACATTGGAAATAGAACTCATAAACAATTTTTATTTCCGGAACTCAAAGAAAAATTTGAAAATGTAATGGGTAAAAAAATTACTAAATGGGAAGAATATGGGATGAACGGTAGATTTCAATATTGTTGGTCAGGTCAACCATTGGTATATCATTGTGATAGTCAAAAATGGGGAGGAATGTTATATCTTACTCCAAATGCTCCATATCAATGTGGAACAACTTTATATGCACATAAAAAAACCAGAGCTAGAACTTATTATGATCAAGGATGGAATTCATCATGGATAGATGTTCCTGGAGATTGTCATCTTGATGGTACACCTTTTGAACCAGTAGATGTTTTTGGGAATGTTTATAATCGTCTTGTCATATTTGATGCGAGTTGTATACATTCTGCTTCAGAATATTTTGGAACAGTAAAAGAAAATTGTAGATTATGGCAAATGTTCTTTTTTGACGCAGATTAAATAACTTGACATAACTTTTTCTTAACTCTATAATGTAAAAGACACTTAAATTTTTTATGAATTTTTCTGTATACTCAAAAGAAAATTGCCCATACTGTGAAAGAGTAAAAAAAGTTTTTGATATGTTAAATATTCAACATAAAATTTTTACTTTAGACAAAGATTTTGTTAAAGAAGAATTTTATTCTAAGTTTGGAAAAGGATCAACTTTTCCCCAAGTATTATATGATGATGAGATAATTGGGGGGTGTGTAGAAACAATTAAGTTCCTAAAGGAAAACAAGTTTGTATAATATAAATAACTCTGAAGACTACATTAATCGTGGTTTTGAATTTTTACTTGATGGAGGAAGAAAGCAAACTAAACCATTTCAAATTATCTTTAAGAAGATAGTTTGCTTTCTAAATCGGGAAGTATCTATCTCCTTTGAACTTTCCTTAAGAAAAAAGGAAAAAACCAATCTTTTGGAGAACAACCATGTTAGCAGTTAGTCTAGTATTTGGTTCATTTCTTACAGTTTTATTTTTTATTGTTGGATTAATTGTTGGATGGGTTATAAGAGAATATATGATGAATTATAGAGAGTTTCCAAAAATGCATCCAGAATTTTTTGATAATGAAGGAAATATCATCTCTGATGAAATAGTATCTCTTAAAGTTGAACCTGGATTTTATGATGAATTTTTAGAAGAATATAATGAATCTCTTGAAGATGATGAAGACGAAGATAAAAAGGAGTAATATATAAAATAATAAACACATATCATATTGAAATTATTATGCCTACAAAAACTGTTGTTACAAAAAAATCTGTTGGTACAAAATCAAAAGGAAGTAGTATTGATCTTCCTGCAAATCCTTTTATTTTTGAAATTTTAAATCTTACATCAAAACAAAGAGTAACTTCAAAAAAAATTGAAATTTTAAGGAAGTACGAACACCCATCACTTAAATCAATTTTTATTTGGAATTTTGATGAAAGTATTGTATCTGCTCTTCCTCCTGGAGATGTTCCTTATGCTGCACTTGAAGAGCAAAATTCTTTTTCAGGTACACTAAGTGAAAAAATTGATGATGCTGTATCTAAAATGAAAGAGATTGAATCAAATTCACTTGGGTCTCAAGATCAAGGTAGATCCAGTATTCGTAAAGAATATGAAAAATTTTATAATTTTGTTAGGGGTGGAAATGATGGACTAAGTTCTCTTCGTAGAGAAACTATGTTTATTAACATTCTACAAGGTCTTCATCCTCTTGAAGCAGAAATTCTTATTTTAACTAAAGATAAAAAACTACAAACAAAGTATAAAATCACCAAAGAACTGGTAACTGAAGCATATCCTGATATTAAGTGGGGAGGTCGTTCATAAGATGAGTAAACTTCGTGATGTTATAGAAAAAGCAAAAAATACAGAAGAGCATATGGAACATTGGACACCAACAGAAAAAGAAACATGTAAATCACGATATGGATGTGATATTTTGTTGGAAAATGGTTCTTATGCTGAAGTGTGTACAAAAGAAGCACCTAATGATGCTTATATTATTAAATATCTGGTAGAAAATAAAATTTGTTTTGACCTAACTAGAGGAACACGAGTTCGTTTATTTGATATGTATTGGGATAAGTTTCGTGAAAATTTGAAGAGTATTGAATTTGGATACGGTAGATATAATCCAAAACTTTGGGGTTATTCAAAATCTAAAAACAAAAAGAGAAAATGAATTTCAAGAACCCGGAAAAAAATTCCGGGTATTTTTTTGTCTCTTAAGATTTTATAAAATTGTATTTTTTTACCAAAATTTGCTAAATAAAAAGGAATGGTCTATAATGACCTTACGTTCATCTCAGGAAACTGAGACGCAAGTAGGACGGCGGAACGGAACGTTCATTTGCTATTTGTGAATAGCAAACGCAAACCGCCCGAAGGAACGGGATTCACAATCTCATTCTGGAGGAAAATCCTAATGGCAAAAGCAACTTATAGGGGTGTTTCTTATGACACCGAAATTTATCATCAACAAAATCAAACACAAAATCAAAATTTTGATTTGAATTATCGTGGTATTCATTATAATACACAAGTTCAACAACATCAGCAACCACAGCAATGTAATTTGAATTATCGTGGTATTAAATATGTGAAGGAAATTAACTGATGAAAAAATTAAACTTTCTTCAATTAATTAAAACACAAAAAGAAAAAGAAAACCGTCGCCATCAAGCACAACTTGTTCATTTAGTTGGAGCAAAATAATGGCAGTTGTCACTCAAATTACAATCGCATCTGCTTTTACAATTACTTTATTATCCATTCTTATTCAGTGTTTATATAAGTAATTTAAAATTTATTATAAAAGAAAGAGAGTTGATCTCTTTCTTTTTTTATGCTATAGTCAAAATGAAACTTAAATTATTTTATGGATAGAGATAAAATAAAAGTAATTATAAGAAATATGGAACTTCTTCTTGATAGTTTAAAAGCAGAAATTTATACCGATGTTCCATCTTATAATTATGACGACATTATTCCTTATGATGAAGAATATGATGAAAAATGATGAAAACTAAAAAGATAATTAATTTGCTTAAAACAGCAATCAAAAATAAACATATGTATTCTTTGGAAGAAATTGAGTATATAAAACAACAATTAAGTTTTATGGAAAATAAACTAAAAGAAGTTCAACATAAAGATTATAAAGGATTTGGAAAAAAATGAGTGTAAAATTAATTAGTGTAACTCCAGATGCTGAAAAACATATTGCTTATTGTGCCAGAGTAAGTAATCCATCAAATCAAGAATCCAGTAGTTTTGAAGGACTTATTCGTTATTGTATTAAACATAGGCATTGGTCTATTTTTGAAATGGCAAGTATGACTTTAGAAATTGAAACTACTCGTGGTATTGCTGCACAAATTCTTCGTCATAGAAGTTTTACATTTCAAGAGTTTTCTCAAAGATATGCTGACTCCTCTTTATTAGGAGAAATTCCTGTTCCACAACTTCGTCGTCAAGATGTAAAAAATCGTCAAAATTCTATTGATGATCTTTCTCCTGGTATGAAAGAGGATCTCTGGTTAAAAATTAATGACCATTTTCAGGAGTCTATGAGACTCTACAAAGAACTTCTTGATAAGGGAGTAGCAAAGGAGTGTGCTCGCTTTGTATTGCCCTTAGCAACACCTACACGCATCTATATGACGGGTTCTGTGAGGTCTTGGATTACATATATTGCTCTAAGAGAAAAATCTGGAACACAAAAAGAACATATGGACGTTGCGAAAGAATGTAAAGTTATTTTCAATGAATGTTTTCCAATTACATCTTCTGCTTTAGGTGGAATTGAAACCGAATGGATTATTTGACCAATAAATATTTTATATTTTATGGAGGAATGAATTGTGCCAACATATCCAGTCAAAAATTTAAAAACAGGAGAGACCAAAGAACTTGAGATGAGTATTTCTCAATATGAGAAGTGGAGAAAAGAAAATCAAGATTGGGATAAAGATTGGCAGGCAGGAGTTGCTGGTGTTGGTGAAGTGGGTGAATGGAAGGATAAGTTAAATAAATCTCATCCTTCTTGGAACACAATTTTAGACCGAGCAGGCAAAATGCCTGGTTCAAACGTAAGAAGAAACTAAATGGCAAGAAGAAAAAGAACAGAACAACCAATTGGTGTTGGTCTTACTATAAGGCAGATAAAAAGAAAAAAACCAATTAGTTTAGATTATCTTATAGATATAGATCCTCTTACAGAAAATCAAAAAAAATTATTTGATTCTTATGTAGAAGGAAAAAATATAATTGCATATGGTGCTGCTGGAACAGGTAAAGCACAACCATTATATTCCAAAATTTTAACTCCTAATGGTTGGATTACTATGGGACAAGTTAAAATTGGTGATTATGTATTAACTCCAACGGGCAAAAAAACTAAAGTTTGTGGAGTTTTTCCTCAGGGGAAAAAGCATATTTATGAGGTTGTTTTTCACGATGGTTCTAAAACCAAGTGTTGTTTAGAGCATTTATGGGAAATTAACTGCCCCAGTGGATGGAATAGAAGAAAATCTGGAACTAAAAAAATAGTTAATACTCAATATATCATTGATTTTTTGCGTGAAAAAGAAATTAGAAAATCTTCAACTAATATCTCAATTGATTTAATTGAACCTGTTAAAACTGATGATATTAATTTGCCTTTAGATCCTTATATTGTCGGTTGTTTAATTGGTGATGGTTGTTTAACAACTTCTACTCCCAAAATAACATCAAAAGATGATGTGTTGATTTATAAATTACAAGAAATTATTGGAGAAGAATATTACATAAATCATTGCAAATCTTCTCAATATAATTATAATTTTATTGATAAATTATCTCGCAAAAATAAAGTTAACAGAATTACTGAGATCTTAAAAGAACTTGGACTACAAGGTAAAAAGTCTTATGAAAAAATTATTCCTTCAATATATGTTAATTCAGGAACAGACCAAAAACTTAATCTCATAAGAGGATTAATGGATACCGATGGAACTGTTGATTATAAAAACGGAACAGTTTCATTTTCAACAACAAGTGAAATTTTAGCAAAACAAGTTCAAGATATTATTTGGTCTTTTGGTGGAATTTGTAAAATTACTTCTAAAATTCCAACATATACTTATGATGGAATTAAAAAAGTAGGTAGAAAATCTTATAATGTTTGGATTACTGTTAGAAATCCAAAAGAATTATTTACTCTACAAAGAAAAAAAGACCTTTGTAGAGAAACTTACGACAAACTTCAATACCGAAGAAAAATTAAAAATGTAAATTATGTTGGAGAAGAAGAAGCACAATGCATTATGATAGATGATGAAAATCATCTTTATGTCACTGATGATTATATTATTACGCATAATACGTTCATCACACTTTATAATGCTCTTCGTGATGTTTTAGATGAAAGAACACCATATGAAAAAATTTATATCGTAAGATCTTTAGTTCCTACAAGAGAAATTGGATTTCTTCCTGGAGATCACGATAATAAAGCAGATATTTATCAAATTCCTTATAAGAATATGGTAAAATATATGTTTCAAATGCCAAGTGATGTTGACTTTGAGATGCTTTATGGTAATCTTAAATCTCAAGAAACAATTAAGTTTTGGAGCACTTCTTTTTTACGTGGTGTAACGATTGATAATGCTATTGTAATTGTAGATGAATTTGCTAATCTTAATTTTCACGAATTGGATTCAATTATTACTCGTGTTGGTGAAAATTGTAAGATTATGTTTTGTGGTGATGCAACTCAAAGTGATTTGGTGAAAACAAATGAAAGAAATGGAATTATTGATTTTATGAAAATTATTAGAACTATGCCGTCTTTTGATATTATTGAATTTGGTATTAATGATATTATTAGATCTGGAATTGTAAAAGAATATCTTGTTGCCAAATTGAATAGTGGAATGTAATGTTTACCCATATTGATATAGAACTTCCTAAATTAGATCGTGAAACAATTGATGGTGTTCGTTACTATACTATAAAAGAAGAACAAGAATTATTTAAATTAGTATCAATCACTTCTGTTACAAGTCATTTTAATCGTGAAATCTTCAATAACTGGCGCAAAAAAGTCGGTGAAGTGGAGGCAGAAAAGATCACTAAAGCGGCTACTTCTCGTGGCACAGACCTCCATTCTCTTGTGGAAAATTACCTTTATAATCAAATTCTCCCTCAAGTTCCGCCGCTTCCGGAGTTTCTTTTTAAAGTTGCCAAAAAAGAACTAAACAAAATCAATAATATTCATTGTTTAGAAGGTGCTTTATACAGTATAAAACTTGGTGTTGCAGGAACAACAGATTGTATTGCAGAACATAATGGTGAACTTGCTGTAATTGATTTTAAAACTTCTAAAAAACCAAAACCAGTTGAGTGGATTACTCATTATTTTGTTCAGGCAATGTTTTATGGTATGGCATACTATGAAATGACTGGAACTCCTATTAAAAAACTTGTAATTATTATGACTTGTGAAAATGGCGAATGCGTTGTTTATGAAGAAAGAGATTTAAAAAAATATATGAAATTAGTTGTTCAATATATTAAAAAATTTGTGGATGATAAATTAAAACTTATTTCTTCTTGACAAAATCTTAAGATTTCTTTATAATAAATATAATATTGTAAAAATAATGACAAATTATCTAAAAAATTTACTCTACATTGATATAGAAGAAATGGAAAAAAACGAAGAATTAGAAAAGGTCATAGAACAAAAATTTCTAACTCCATCAAAGTTCGCATTAGAAATTGAAAATATTGTAGTAAGTCATAAATTAAATTATATTGATGCTATAATTTTATTTTGTGAGGAAAATAATCTTGAAATTGAATCTGTTTCAAAATTAATTTCTAAACCATTAAAAGAAAAATTAAAATGGGACGCAATAAATCTCAATTTTATAAAGAAAACCTCTCGTGCTAAACTTACATTTTGATTGTGGCTCCTTTTGAAGTTTATTGTGAATATCTTGCCTTAAAAAATCATTTTTCCAATCCCAAATACGATTATTTTAAATATAATAAAAAAGTTAGAGCAACTGTAACATCTTTTAATCGCAGAAAAGATCGTTATTTTTTTGAAAGAACTTCTCGTAAATTTTCAGATAAAGAAATAGTAGATTTTTTAGTATCAAACTTTGTAGCGGTAGATTCCCCAAGCAACTTATGGATTGGATCAATTATAAATTCTGGAGAAAAAAATTACGCAGATTGGATGAAGAGACAACAGAGTTTGACATACTTGTTCAAAGAACAATCAATGGAATTGTTCTCAGAGAACGAATTAGAAAATGCGCTGAATTGTTCCAAAGGACATCCAATCGTTCTTAAAAATTTTTTGAAAGGGCAAATTTGTATTGAAACTTTAGTGATATATAATAAAATATTTGAATTTGGAAAAAAATTCGATAAAAAACTTTTAGATCCTGTATGGGAAACTGTAAGTTTGAAAATTAAAAAATATTCTCCATTTCTCCAGATAGATATTTTTAAGTATAAAAAAATTTTAAGGGATATTTTAGATGAATAGTTTTTTTGAATCTGACATCATACAAGAAGAAATAAAAGAAATTAATAGTCTTCAACAAGAAATATATTCAGATATATTTAATTTTCTTTCAATGACTGTTGAGGAAAAGCAAAATCATATTGATAAATTGTCTGATTTATTAGAAAAACAAAAAATTATGTATACCCGTCTTTCTTTATCTGACGATCCAAGAGCATTAGAATTAAAAGATAATTTAAAGAAATCAATATCTTTTATGGGATTCCCTCCAGAAACTGATATGAATTTAGTTTTCAATACTATACAAAAAACTATTAATGCTTTAAAAGAAAGAATGCAATAAAATTTTTGGCTTGACATCCATTTATAGGTACTCTATAATAAAGTCGTCGTAAAACCAAATCCAATTAATCTAAAAAAATCTTATGTCATTTCAAAATCTTAAAAAACAATCTAAACTTGGTTCTCTTACCGAAAAATTGGTAAAAGAAGTAGAAAAAATGAATTCTGGCAATTCATCAGGTGATGATCGTGTATGGTCTTTAAGCGTAGACAAAGCAGGAAATGGATATGCTATTATTCGTTTTCTACCAGCACCAGAAGGAGAAGACCTTCCATTTGTAAAACTTTATTCACACGGATTTCAAGGTCCTGGTGGTTGGTATATTGAAAATTCCAGAACTACTCTTGGTGATAAAGACCCTGTTTCGGAATATAATACTCAACTTTGGAACAATGGAACTGATACGGGTAAAGAGCAAGCAAGAAAGCAAAAACGTAAACTGACATATATTAGTAATATCTACGTTGTAAAAGACCCAGCAAATCCAGAAAACGAAGGAAAAACTTTTCTATTTAAATACGGAAAAAAAATCTTTGATAAAATTGCTGCAGCAATGCAACCAGAGTTTGAAGATGAGACACCAATTGACCCATTTGATTTCTGGACTGGTGCAAATTTCAAACTTAAGGCAAAAAATGTTGCAGGTTATAGAAATTACGATTCCAGTGAATTTGCATCACCTTCTGCTCTTTTGAATGATGATGATAAACTGGAAGAGATTTGGAAAAATCAATATTCTCTCTCTGATTTTGTTTCACCAGATAAATTTAAAAGTTATGGTGAACTCAAACAACGCCTAAATATGGTCTTAAATGTTAAGACATCTCAGCGTCTTGATGAAGAAGTTGAAGATGAGGATAATTATCGTGATACAGAAAGTGAACTTCCTCAAGATCTAAAACAACAACTTAATAGTCTAAAACCATCTAAATCAGTTTCTTATGATGATGAAGATGATGAAACTCTATCATATTTTCAGAAATTAACTGAATCTTAATTTTTTGTTTTGTGTGGGGAGAATATTCTCCCCATTTTTTATGGTGATGTTACTCTGGTATTTTCAGTCTTTATTGTTTTTGTATCGACATATTGAGAAGATAAATCATAAACCATTGCTTTTCTCGTATCATTAATAAATTGTTGGAGATAAATTTTCTTCAGTAAATAAATTGATCTTTTATTATTATTTTTAATGGTCTCATATTCATAATTACTAATTCCAACTACAGGATTTAATGTTGCTAATTTATTTGATGGATTTGGAATAGTAAAATTATTATCAACAATTTTACCTGCAGGAAGAATTAATCTATCTTCAGAGTCTCTAACTTCTGTTGTTTCATAATGGTGAATATTATTTAAATTATTTCCGTATATATCTAAAGCATAATTATACAAATCTCTGTCAGATAATGGCCATTGATCTCTAACTCGTGTAATATTTGCAGTAGTTAAAACAACCCAATCAAATTTAGTGCTTCCATAATATTCTTTTGCTACTGTTTCTGGACGAGCACCATCTGGAATTTGATATTTTTGAAAAACTGTAAAGACATTTTGCAAGTCATCACGAAGTTTTACTCTACGAAATAAATTTTTTACCGTTACATATTCATTTGATGAAAGTCTTCCTGGTAATAATGATTGATATTGTAAGTCTGGTAATTCTCTAAAATAAGACATTAGTAACCTACTCCTATTCCATCATCAGAACCATTTTCCGAAGTTGTAAGATAATCTTCATAGTAAATTGGAGTGAGCTCTTTAAACATAAGTGACATTATTAAATTAACTGGTGTTGCATCTGCATAAGTTGCATAAGTATTTCCGCCAGTATAATTTACACCCATATTATTAAGAGAACAAATTTTAAACTTATGTAAAAACGGATGTTTTTTATTTCCACTCATATATTTAATTCTAAAAACACTTGGCGCTTTTAAAAATAATCCTTGTGCATTACCACTATCTAATCCTTTTCTTGCAGAACTGTATTTTTTAAAAGTTCTTATTATTTTTTTTATTTGATCTGATTCTTTTTTGGATCTTGGAAACATATTAAAATTGAAAGTGAAACCTTGTCTTAATTCTACTGAATTGAATACTAATTCAACATTTTGATTAAATGTTATTCCAAGACCTCTCTCAAGAACACCTCCAAGTTGTTCTCCCCGTGCTCTGTTGAGTATAGCAGCTGCTATACCCATTGTAATCGCATTTTGTCCTGTTCCACTATTTAATGTATCTATAGTTTTTTTTAAAGAATCTTTTGCTATTTCATCAATTTTATTTGGTTCTCGTATACCTTGAGATATAGCAGACATAAAATTGGCATTTATAGGTCCCATTTCAGATTTTCCCCAATTTGCACCGTTCATATCTTGAATGTTATCTGGCATAGGAAGAATGACACTCTCAAGAACTTTACCTGCATTATTTGCATAAGTTTGATCTGATGTGTTTAATGCAAAAGATGAACTAGACTGTAATCCAAACCCAGGAGGTTGGTAATCTAAAACTTCAATAAACAAATAATCATCAAATTGTTCTAATTTTTTAAGTGGATATCTAAGTGGTTCTGGCATTTAAATGTTTTTAAAATATTTAGGAACGAATATTAATAAAAGGTAACTTTCTTATATCATTTAATTCTTCACTATAAACTTCATATAGTCCACTTGCAATTTCATCCCAAGTGTATTGTCTGATTTCTCTCCAATGATAATTAAATCCTTTAAATCCCCAAGAAAAAACATTTGTAACTGATACTAATGGATGCCTGTCATAAGACTTATTTGGGGTTTTTGCACTATAAATGAAAATATAAATTTTTCCTGGTTTAGGTGGTATTGGACTTTCATTTAAACTATTCATTAGTTCATTCATTAAATCATTTGAATTTTCAGTTCCAATTAATTTTTTAACAATAGGAAGAACTCGATTTTTTCTTGATCTTCTTTCTTCTAATGTTTTTCTTGGCATAATTAATATTTAATGTTTAACTCTTGTTCCGTAAATATCTTAAATTCGTATCCTCTATCAGCACACCATTCTTTTGCTGCTTCCCATTTCATTTGATTTCTTGTATACTCATAGACCTCACTAATATATCTTTTTGTTTGTCTTTGAGGTTTTTTTGGAGGAACTGTTTGCTTTTTTGGTTTAATCTCAATTATATATTTTTTTATAACATTATTTTGCTCTTTAACTTTAATATAAAAATCTGGAAAGTATTTTCTTGCTTTTTTGTATACTGGATCATAATATGAAATGGGGATTTCTTCAGATGCCCACTCTAAAATATTTTCATTATTGTCACAGAATACCATAAATTTTCTTTCCCATAGGGATCTATATATTACATTTTTTGAGTTTCCTCTGTATTTTTCTGGGTATGATGGTTTATATATTCCTTTATAAGAAGATGCCATCTAAATATTATACATAGAACTCATACCAAGTATTTAGTGTGGCTAGAAAATTTCGCATTTCTGAAATAAAACCTTTAATTTCAAATTTAGCACAAACCTCACATTATCAGATAATTTTTGGTGGGTTATCTGGAGATCTTTTACAATATTTACTATTGAGGGGAGTGACACCTTTTTTTGTTTCCGAAAATGCTGGATTGTTGTGTAACTCTACAACATTACCCACTTCATCTTTTGCTACTAAAACTGCAGATGGAAATTATACTGGAATTCAAGAATCTTTTGCGACAAGTAGACTTTATAATGATATTTCAATGACTTTTTATGTGGATAGTGATTATAAATGTTTAACTTTTCTTGAAACTTGGATGGAATATATTTCAAGTGGTTCTCACAATAATAAAAGTGGAATTCTTCCATCTATTCAACAAAATAATGGTGGATATTTTATAAGAATGCAATATCCAGAATTTTACAAATCTGATATGACAAGAATTGTAAAATTTGATAGAAATTACGAAAGTGAAATTGAATATCAATTTATTGGTTTATTTCCTACTTCAATGTCATCAATTCCAGTATCTTATGGTGGGTCAGAAATTTTAAATGTAACAGTTACATTTAAGTATGATAGATATGTTTCCGGAAAATCCTTAAGTCTAAATTATTTTATAGGAGATCAGACTAATATTCTACCAAACAAAAGTGAAAGTTCATCAAATCCTGTTCAAACTCCTCGTACTGGACAGGCTTTAGGTATTCCTGCTGGTGTTGGATTTATAAGAGGAAATAATTTAATACCAACTCCAGGTAATCCAATATATTCAGCAACAGGAAGAATTATTTCAAATTAGTAATATAAATAAATTATGCTGAATTGAATTTGTCAAATGCCATTACCAAGTGTTAATACGCCAACTTATGAATTAGAAATTCCTTCTCTTAAAAAAGTAATTAAATATAGACCTTTTCTTGTAAGAGAGGAAAAAATTTTAATTATTGCGATGGAAAGTGAAGATCCAAAACAAATTGCTGAAGCAGTTAAATCGGTAATTTCAAATTGTATTTTAACCAGAGGAATTAAAGTAGATAAATTATCAACATTTGATATTGAATATCTATTTTTAAATATTCGTGGAAAATCTGTCGGTGAAGATGTAAGTGTTTTAATTACTTGTCCGGATGATGGTGCAACACAAGTTCCGGTGTTGATTAATTTGGATGAAATTAAAATTAAAGAAAATCCAGAACATAATAGAGATATTAAAATTGATGATACTTTAACTCTTAGAATGAAATACCCTTCTTTGAATGAATTTGTTAAAAATAATTTTGTGGAAAGTGAAAAGTCATCAGTAAATGATACATTTGATATGATTTGTTCGTGTATAGATCAAGTATATAATGAAGATGAATCTTGGACTTCTACAGACGTTACAAAGAAAGAACTAACAGAATTTTTAGATAATCTTACATCAAAACAGTTTAAAGAAATTGAAAAGTTTTTTGAAACAATGCCAAAACTTTCTTATGAAATAAAACTTAAAAATCCAAATACTGGAATAGAAAATGAGATAGTATTGGAGGGTCTGACAAGTTTTTTCGCTTAGCGATGGCGCATCAAGATCTTGCGTCATATTATAAAACTAATTTTTCTTTAGTTCAATTTCATAAGTATTCTATAACTGAACTTGAAAATATGATACCTTGGGAAAGAGAAGTTTATATTGGTCTTCTTCAACAATATATTGAAGAGGAAAATTTAAAAAATCAACAAAGATCTTAATAAATACTATCAATAGAGAAGAAAAAATATGAATGGCTAGTATTATTTCACCACTATCAATTCAAAATAAAATTTCCCCAGAGATTTCTACGGAAGTTATTGTAACTCAACAAAACACCATAGTTGCTCTACAAAAACAGATTAATAATATACGGTCAGAAGTTGGTATAATTAATTCTGGACTTCAAAATGTATCAAGATTACTTCAAGATGATTCTCTTTCAGAAAGACTAAGATTATTAGAAGAACAGAAAAAAGAAAAAGAACTTTCAGATTCTCAAACTAGAATTGGAAAAGAAGAAGAAGTTGAGAGAAATTTAGATTCTGCTATATCTAAACCAATTCAAAGTTTAGAACCAAAATTATCATCCACTTTAAATAATGTATCAAATTCTCTTAAATTATTATTTTTCGGATTTTTAACAAAAGGTGTAATAGAAGGAATTAAAAATACTGCCAATTTTGTTATAAAAGGTTTTTCAAATATTAAATCTTTTATAACAAAAACTTTAGGTGTTATTAATGATACTTTTTCTTGGATGAAAAGGGGATTTACTGGTATTGCAAATTCAATAGGCAATGTTATTAACAAAGTTAAAGGTGTAATTTCAACTCTTATAAAATCTCCATTTAAGTTCATTTCAGATTTATTTAAAAAAGCTCAAGGAAAGATTGGAAATTCTGGTGCATCTGCTGTAAAATCGGTTGAAAGTTTTTCTGGTGGATTGTTGGATGATATTTTACGATCTATAGGTAAAGCATCTAAAGGTGTTAGTAAAATTGTTCCTCCTGCTTTAGGTGGAGGTTTAACTTATTTTATGGATACTGCAATGGGTGAAAGTTCAGGTAAAGCAGCAGCAGGTGCAGTGGGAGCTGTTGTTGCTGGTGGTATCGGTGCAACTCTCGGTGCTCCTTTTGGTCCAATTGGTTCTTTTGCTGGATCTGTTGGTTTAGGTATGTTGGGACAAGATGTGGCAAAAAAAGGATTTGATTTTGTTACAGGTGTAGGAAAAAATATAGAAAAAAAATCAGAAGTTTCAACTACTCAACAATCACCTATTTTACCTATAACTCCTTCAAAAAATACAAGTACTCAACAATCACCTATTTTACCTATAACTCCTTCAAAAAATACAAGTAC